ATTCCTCTCTGACGCCGACTTCGCTCTGATGGACGATCAGGGTGATTCCTACGAGGAGATGATGTCCGGAGGTGCCGGCTTCTCCATTACCAAGAATGAGTGGAATCAGCGTCGCGGTCGCAAGACGTTGCCGTTCTCCCCATATGGCACGTTCATGTCTGACATCGGAGCTCGCATCGTTCGCGGTGAACGCAACCGTGTCGGCCAGAAGATGATGGATTTCTTTATCAAAAATCCGTCGAATGAATGGCGTGTCTTTAGTGACCGCAATCCTCCGCGCGACCGGAACGGGAACATCCGACGTCCGGACCCTCGTGATCCGAACTTCATGATCGTGAAGCGCGGCGGTGAGACGTTCTACTTGCGCATCAACGACCCCCTGCTTGCGAAGGCGGCGAAGAATCTCAACCCGACGCAGATGAATGCGTTCCTAGAGTTTTCAAGCAAGGTGACGCGCCTGCTGTCTCGCTCGTTCACCACGGCGAACCCGGACTTCTTTGTGCCGAACATCTTCCGGGATCTGCAGTCTGCGGCGCTGAACCTCTCAGCTGATGCCCCGGGGCTGGCAAAGGCTTTCAGGAAGAACGTGAGGGATCGCGAGGCGTTTAGAACTATTGCCGCCTTTGAGTATGGCCGTCCCATTAAGAATAAAGCAAAAGGCCAGAGGTACGAGCAGTTCAAGCTCGACGGCGGTTCGGTATCGTGGGCGCAGCCCGAGACTCCGCAAGAGGCCGCCGCCCGCATTCAGGATGATCTGAAGACGCTCGACGAAAGGCTGAAAGACATCAAGGATGCCAAGGGCGCCAAGGAGACTATCGACGCTCTGTGGAAGCCCGCGAGCAAGGGTTTCCGTGCTATGGTCGGCGCGCTGGAAAACACAAACGCGATCTTTGAGAACGGCATTCGTTTCGCCGCATACAACGCCGCGCTGGATGTTGGCATGACCCGCGAACAGGCAGCTATGATTGCCCGCGAGGCGACCGTAGACTTCAACCGTCGCGGCGAAGCTGGCGCTTTGTTGAACGCGCTCTATGCCTTCTTCAATGCCGGCATTCAGGGTAGCGTCCGGACGGCGCGGGTGCTGTCGAACAACCCGTTCAAGACCGGCAAGCTGTCCACCACGCAGGCGGCACTGCTTGGCATGATGGCCACGGCTGCCACTCTGGCGGCTGCCAATGCGGGCATGTCCGACGAGGACGATGACGGCAAGCTGTTCTGGGACAAGATCCCGGACTACGAGAAAGAGCGCAACCTCATCATCATGAACCCCGTCGACGGCAAGACCTATTGGAAGATTCCGATGCCCTACGGCTTTGGCTTCTTCCCGTATCTGGCCACCCGGACAATGGACGCCGCCCGTCGCGGTGATGACTTTGGCGCCGCTGGGATCGACATCGTGACCGCCGCGCTCGGGAACTTCTCGCCAGTGCAGTTCAGTGCCGGCAATGCCACAAGCTCCGTCGCGCGAGCGGCAACGCCGACTGTGTTCAAGCCTCTGACGGAGCTCGCCTTGAATGAGAACTTCATGGGCAAGCCGATCTACAATGAGCCGTTCGACAAGGGGCAGTCCTACGCCTCCGTGGCTCGATACAATACACCCGAAGGCTACAAGGAATTCTCTCAGTTGCTTAACGACATAACCGGCGGCGAGGGCAAGGTTAAGGGCAACCTAAACGTGCCCGCCGAGAGCTTTGAGTATCTCCTAGAGTTCTCCCTTGGCGGCGTAACCAACCTCGCCAAGTCTCTCTACCGGACGGGAAGCGAAGGCGACGCTGTGGCGGCCCCTGTGGTCCGGCGTCTTGTCGGCCAGCCGGGTAAGGGCAGGAACGTCGGCGAGTATTACGAGCGCGAAGAGAAGGCGCGCGTTGTGAACCAGCAGTTGAAGGATTTGACCGGGGCTGAGCGGCGAGCGCTGATTGAAAAGTTCCCGACGGAAACCAGTCCACGGATTCAGTCGGCCCTGACATCGACGCGCGCGGCAGTTAAGAAGCTGAACGAAGAGCGCAAGCGCATTCAGAATCTGGACATGGATGAGGGCACGAAGGCGGAGCGCCTTGAGGTTCTTCGGGAGCGCATCGATGGGGAATTCGTGCGCTTCAACCGTGTCTACAATCAGGTGGAGCAGGCGACCCGCTAAGGCCGCCTGCTTCATCATTCAGAACGGGACGTCGTCGTCCAGCGGGGCCGGAGCGGGGCGCTGCGAGGGCGCTCCCGACCGCTGCTGGGTGGACTGACCACCTTCCTGCTTCGGCTCATACATCGAGATGATGATGCTCTCGCGGTTATCGTTGCCGCCGACGCCAGCCGGATTGAACGTGCGGTCGAGCAGGATGTAGGGACCGTTCTTCCCGTCCATCACGACGCCGACGTTCTTGAAGCGACCCTTGGTCTGGCCTTGACCGTCAGTGTATTCGCCGACCTTGATAACCAGATCGTATTTCTTAGCCATGTCTTCTCTCCTCAGTTGAACAGTTTGCGCAGCTTCAAGGCGCCGCGCGGTGCCATCAGTTCGGCTTCGTCGAGATAGCCGTTGTGCAGTTCCCGCCACTCGCCGCGCTCTTGCGGTGTCAGCTTCGTAACGATGTCGCATGCGGCTTCGCACCAGCCATCCCAATCGACCATGTCGCCTTCTTCCTGCGGCTCCAGAACGTCGATGTGGAGTTCCTTCTTCTGGCGCGGCGCTGCCGCTGTCTTGGCGGCCAGCTTCTCTTCGAGGCTCTGCACCTGCACTTCCGCAACCGGGGTCTCGTCGAAGTCCGTGATGTCGAAGTCCGTGATATCGACCTCGCTGCCGGCTTGCTCGTCAGCTTCGATCACGCCTTCCGCCTGATTGTCCACGGCCACGGCGCGCTGCGCTTCGGTCGAGAGTGGCATGTATTTACTGGCCCGACGAACCACGGTCTTGCGCCACATCTCGGCTTCGTCCGTCTTCCACGGGCCGACCATGTTGCCGTCCTTGGTCTTGGCCGATGAGCGGTCACGGATGGCAAGGATCTGTTCCTTGCTCATCACTTCGAACTGGGTCTCGCCGTTCTTCAGCTTCCACACGCAGTAGGCCCCGATCATCTCGCCGCGATTGGACAGGCCGTGCTTGTGGATGATGCGAGCGTCGAGCCCTTCTTCCACCTCGAACACATCGTTCTCGTGGACCAGTCGGCTCTCGATCTTCAGCACTTCACCTGACTGCATAGCCAGCTTCATCAGTCCCTTGTAGCGGGGCCGGAATTGCGCCACGTTCTTCCTCAGGCGGTTGTCCCACACCTTCAGGATGTCTGCCTCACCCATGCTCTTGTTGAGGCTCAGGCCCAGTTCTGCGGCGCTCAGGCATGCCTTCAGGAGTGAGCCGCGATCACACTCCAGCAGGTCCATGTTGTCCGCCACGGCGGCCACGACGATGCCTTGGAACTTGTCAACGGTCATGGACTGCGGGAGCAGGCTGCGCAGGTGGCTCTCGCGCATGGCGAGTTCCTGCTTGAACCGATCCATCGGCTTGGCGGGAAGGTTACTTGTTTGCATTGCTCAGTTCCTCTTCAAGATCTTCAATCATGAGTTCGATGGCGCGCTCGACCGTGGCGCGCAGGGTGGGTTTCAGCGGGTGACGTCCTGCCACTGAGCGGAGCTTGCCCAGCAGGTCTCGGTCGACCCGCATCATCACGCTGTCTTTCTTCATTTCGATACCGTCACTTTCTTGTAGCCGGACCGGGCGCCGTAGAACCCGCCGATCATCTCCTCAGTGATCTCCGTGCCGACCGACGCCTTCACGGTGCTGATCGATAGCTTGTGGTCGCCGCACTTGACGACGGCCTTTTCCTGCGACGTGTTGTGCTTCTTCATCTCCTCGATGCTCAGAGCGAGGAGTTCGGTCTTGGCATCCTCCTTCTTGGCCTTAGCCTCCTTCTCAATGGCGGCGTTCTCCAGATACTTCTGGAACAGGCAGGCATGCTCTTCGCCCAGCGTGATGTCAGAAATGGGCACGAAGTCCAGCAGGCGCACGACGGCGTCTCCGTCCCTGTCAAAGTCTACAGGGGGCTCCGCCCAGCAAGATACGCTGTCCCAGAACAAACCGATATGGGATTTAATTTTCGAAATTATCTCCTCGCTGCGAGGGATCTTCATGCGGCGTGGCTCGTTCCGGAGCAGCGCAATCAGCCAGCCATACTCAGCGCCAGTGCATGCCATCTGGTGCTGAACCTGCAGGACGTAATTGTCGGGAGCGCAGGTGATCGTATCGCCTTCATACTCCCAGCCGTCTCCGAAGGCCGACCACTTGATCTCGACCGGGTGGCCACCGTCCGTCTGGAAGTCCAGCGATGCGCCCATGCCGGGGCAGTCGTCCGCCGTGAAGTAATCGACGACCTTATCGATCTTCATATCCCAACGGTGCGCCGCCCAGTTAGCGATGCCGCTTTCAAGGAAGGTGCCCGCCTGAATGGACTTATTGCCTGAGAGGTCCTCGGGCGGCAGCTTGCCAGACTTCTCCATCCACAACTGCCAGAGCGTCGTGAACGGGGACATGTCGAAGAGGGCTGCGACCTCGCTGCCTCCGATGTGTTTGGATCTCAACTCGTGCCAGTGAGTCTGGTCACGCACAGATACTGCTACCATGTATGCCTCCGGTATTCTTGTTGTGGGGTTATACGCATACGACTGTCTACGGTTTTATGTCAAGCCCCTTGTAAACATCGTCGAGAGAGCGGGCTAAGATGTAGATTCCGCCACGTCTCTCCCATGCGACCTGCCATGCGGCCTGAACCTGACGCTGCTTACCGCGTTGCGCTTTCACCTCGATGGCGAACGCTCGCCCGGGGGTGATGACGCCCAGCAAGTCAGGGGTTCCCTCTGGCGCCGACTGGATAACGCGAGGCCCGCCGTCCAGCGGTCGGAACTTGCCCACGTTGATGCGGAACATCATGATTTCCGTGCGGCGTCCCAGAGCTAGACGGATCTCGGCTTGGAGGATTGCTTCCTTCACTGGAGTGTTGCCTCTTCCGTCTCATCGCTCAGGCATTCCATTGCTTCGTTGACGGCGGCACTCATCGCCACGAATGATCTGTTGATCTCCATTTCCTCGATGCCACGCTCATCCATCCAATCGTCCAGCGCCTTCAGCAGAGCAAATGCCAGAGCTTGTATCAACGACAGGGGAATCAATACCGTTTCGAACTCTGGCCCGTCCCTATTGTCATTTTCCATATCGCTGTCCTTTCTTCTTCGGTTAGTCCGTTCGTGGTCTGTGCGTTGCGCGCACCCACCTTCTTCGCAATCCGCGCAGCCTCCTGCCCGCAGATGACATTAAACGCCCAGTGCGTCGGGTTTTTATACCCGCGCTTGCGCGCAACGCTGGTAAGCACCTTAAACTTGTTCTGGAGCATGCCCTCAGCGGTCGTGATGTCCTGCTCGCCCTCACGGGCCATTATTACCAGATCGCCATCGACGTGCTTCACAACGCGCGGCTTGACCGGATAGACGTTGCCACACACAGGACAGGTCGGACTCGGCTTGTGCATGGCGAAGCAGGCGGTGCATGTTCGAACCGTCTCAGCCTTATCGCCCTTACC